AAATAAGATTTATTAATCTTTTCTAATGCATTTGTTAATTGCTGATGCCCGGAAATTCTTTTTGTTTTTGGTTTCCCGTCGTCACCCACTATCTTGACTTTTTTTGTTTTAATTCTTTGTTTTACTAAATTTTTAAAATTAGAGTCTTTTCTGATTGACCACCCAACGTCTACTCTTATTCTGTAGTCGGAGGCATTATAATTGAATGGGTGCTTTGGGCTACTATGCCCCCCGGTAGACCCGGGCATTAAAAGCAAATCTACATATCGATACTCTGGTGTTTTTACTTTTGCTGAGTTTTTAAATAAATCACTTGTTCTTCTCATTTTAACAAACTCAGAAAAATCTTGAAAAAATAGAGTTAATGAAGCATTCATATCTTTTCTAGATGTTGCAGGATTCCCTCCTTGGAAACTCATGGTAAAATCTTTTACACCGCACCCGTCTCCTCTGCTAAACTTCCCATCCTTGACTCTAAAATTTGAGGTTTTGTTGCTCATTCTAGTGGGGAATACTATTTCTACTTCTTCTAATTCTCCGTCCACCGACATGACCTTAAATAATCTAAGCTTTGGTACTAAAGCTGCTTGAATGTCTGGGGTTAAATTTAAAAAAGCGTTAATGTCGTCTAACTTGGGCGCTATTAATCGATTTATCATTTGACTTCTAGGTTCTTTGTTGCCTTTGCCGCCGTCTTCAACGTCCATTGGTAAAATAAACTGACCATAGGGAAAATCCATATCACCCGTCCCCATTGCGACATATTGATCTGTCACGATAGTATCCCTCAGCCTAGACATATTAAGGAGAAGGGCGCATTGTTTTAAGTATAATTGTCTTTCTTCTATTTGCTCTTCAGTCAACTCGTCGGCGTTTGCTGCTGCGGACGTGTTGCCATCGAATATTTCTTGATCATAATCCATGGCAGCAGCTATTATAGCTGCGAGTTCTTCATCGGTTTTCAATGTTATATCACTGAAAGGAACTTGTAATGCGGCTTTCCAGAGTCCAATGTTTTCTAGTGTATGTTTCCATGTGACATAATTAAACGCTATTAAATAACCCAACACTGATGTAAATTGCTTAAACCATTGCTTTTGAGTATATCTTTTTCCTTTTCCGCTATTGTCTCTAGCGACAACGTCTTCAATATAGTCTTCAAACCCACTTACTGATTTCCTGCTATGCCGGACATTAAATGGACTTTTTTTTTCGAAAGATATATCTTTTCCAAGATTATATAATCCGTATAATTCTTTTGCTGCTTTTTCGAGCAATTCAAATCGCTGTGTTTCTTTTACAGGCTCCGACCCAGTAACTCGTTTAGCACTATCCATATAATCCAAAATTGCGTCTGCCGCTGCTCCATAATATTTTTCTTTGCCTTGTCGTAGAATTGTAAGGATAGGTATTGACTCTCTACCATTCCATGGTCTAAGCCAGCCTCGAAGATCCGCCTTTGCATCTTCAAATAATCTTTCTACCATATCGAATTTTCTGTCGATTGCCGAGGTTTTTACTTTTTTCGCCCAATCGCCGGACTCGATATGTTCTTTAAATTTATTATAACAATTGTTTTTTGCTTCGGTTAGTGAAGCTTTTCGATATGAATCAATAATACTATCCATTTGAGTTGTGCTACCCACAAATCTATTAATAGTATTACGTACCCCAGTGGACCCCCAATCGCTATCGTAAGTTCCTTGTGCGACCTCTTTCAATTCGGTTTGTGCCGCTACTGCAAACTCCTCTAGGCCTTGTAAGTCTCTGCCTTGTATCCCCAAGCTATCTGTCAAATCTTTTGTGTGTTTATAAAAATATGTAGTTCCGTCCTTATACGAGCCAAGGGTTTGTATTTTTCTTGGTTTAAATCTATCACCAACCAGTATCGACGATCTAACTCCCCTTCCAGCGTCGGATTTATGCATTTCTCCAATAATATTATCGGCATAAAGTCCAAGCACACTATGTGTCGATTTAAAAATACCGGTTCTGTTCACCATTTTGATGTCCCACGTCCCAGCGTTTTTTTTGGGCGTTCCACTGGGCGAAATGTGTTCTCCGGAACTGGGGTCTTTCAAATATTTTCTTTCTGTGAAATAGGTTATTCCCATATATGTCTCAATATTCGTTTTGTAATCAAAAAACCAATTGAGGTCTTTCGAAAGAGAGGCACCAACAAAACCAATTTTCTTTTCCCCTAAAACTAAATCATCGTGATTTTTTATGTTGATATCATACTCCGGAGGCAAGCCTCTCCCTTTAACAAAAAAATCGGCCTTATCTATTGCTTCTTTTATAAAATCCTCTTCGCTTCTAATTGGCGCTATGGCTCTTGTCGTAGTAATACTACCTGCTGGGGACACCGCAGCATATTCTGTGAGAACGGCGTTTGCCCAAGCCTCGGCGTTATCAGAGCCACCCTTCTTATTCCCAACCCACCACCAAATTGATTGTGTGCCGCTTCTAGAGCCGTCCCATGAATCATTAAGTGCTTTTTCAATCAACTTTATATGTGATTTCGGCCAAATCGCTGGGTCTTTTAGTGTGTCTCTATCCATCTTATCATTTTCTTCATAAATATCCCAAAAATGATACATTACATCTAAAAACCACTCAAACAACTTGTCTGATGTATCGAGCGAACGAACGTTTAAGGCATCAAGTTTTCGCATAAGCAAGTCGCTATCTTGTTGTTCGAAATCTGATATATTTGTCCCCAGCGTGCCGGCATGAAAAGTTAAGTCATACATATCACCAATTGATACAGAATCAAAGCTTATATCTTTAAATTTCTTTGGAGTAGCGAGTTTATATCCAGCCGACTTGCGAGAACTATCGTCTGTGTAGTTATAGTCTTCTGCGGCGGCAGCGGTGAAATTGGTAAAAATTCCCATTACCCAACCACCTGTAGAGCGGTTGTCAGATCGATTGGAATTTTTAAAGTGTCTCCAATATTAACATGCGCCTCTGTTGGCTTATTATTAAATCTGGCAATTAAATACCAATATTTTGGATCTCCAAATACCTTATCAGATAAATTCCAATAGGTGTCTCCTTGGGTCCAATAATATTCAAAGTACTCTACGGACTCTTCATCATAATTTTTTAAAATCATAGTCCTGTATTGTTCCAGTTGTTTTACGCCTCTGGAATCTAGAAGATTTCTGTAAAACTTCAAGTCGTTAATGGCTTTTTTTCTATTTTTATTTCTTGACATCTTATCTCTCCTTACCAATTATTTCCACGGTAACCTTTTGGCTCTCCATCTTGAGCCTTTACTATTTTTTTCGTGACCTAGTTCATCTTGGTGTAAAACATTGAACGAAAGCGAAATGGAAATGACCTTAGGATAGAATTTACCCCTCGCAGCTATAAACATACCAACATCTAGTACTGGCGAAAAATCAAAACTATCTAAATATCCTAACAGGCCCCCTCCGGTTTTCATTGATCTTATTAAGTTACCAAATTTTATTTTAACCAAAGGTGCCTTTGAAAGAACCATGGCGGTTTTAACAAACTTGCCGTCTTCATCTTCGTAGCCTACTTTGTTATAGCCGGGATATAAAAATGTAGCAATTTTTGCACACGCCTCTAAATTATTTTTAGCGTCGGCCAAGGTTCCGGCTGGGATCTCTAGACCCAATGATATTGTTCTCGTCGTGTTTTGAAATGTTGCAATCGGATCATTTCTGCCATAAACATCTTCCGTATTCCAATTTGATGAAAAGCTTTGTGCCATATCTGTTAGGAAGGCTGGTAGTTTTACCACGTTGTTTGTTGATGCAACCATGCTGGTGATGACAATTTCCGCCCCTGAGCCTGAAATATAATTATTTAAAGTAGAAAAAGATGTTTTTGTTGGGTGTGCCATGATTATGATGCCTTTGTGATTTTGTTAAGAATATTGCCCTCGAAAACAGATAAGGTTTCTTCTGCGTTTAGTGAGACTTTTACACTGAAAGCGGGTTTCATTTTTTCTATTGCCTTTGCTATATTTCCAACACCGGATGTTGCTGTTTTAGAGCTAACTCCTGCTGTTATCAGTGCTAAATTCTCTAAAGTATGACTTATTTCAATTCCCTTTTCTGAGTCTGTTATAACATCGCCAATTTTATTAAGTCCCATTGACAGATCTGTGAATACTTTTGCCATATCAAGCGAAGCCAATTCTATCAAGCCATCAACAATGCTGCTGACATTCTCGGTTATTGTCGAGACCACCTCTAAAAATGGCGTTATCGTGTTGATAACTTTTTCAAGCACAAATAAAGCAGGGCTCGCAAGAGCCAAGCCTCCTAATGACATGACAAGGCCACCAACAGCGCTCCCAACTCCGATGAGCGCCTCAGCTAATTTATTAATATTTTTTGTGAATTTTACTAGATCAGAATTTTTGTCCATCATGGCTGCTAATTTATCGTAAGACTTGTTTGTTTCCATCATTAACATTGCTTGACCTAAAGTTAATAATGCCATTGCTCCTATAAATGCTATTAGGATGCCCATACCTATTGCTGTGATTGGATTGGCTAAAACTGCGACAGCGGCAGCAAATGCGTATAGCACTATCGACAACCCAAGCAAAACCCCAATTGCCGTTGGTCCTGTGGAGGCCAGTAAGGCAAGAGAGGCGATTAACGCCGTAAAAGCAAGTAAGGCAAATGTTATGCCCAATGCAGCGATCATTACTCCGGACCCAACAAGATTCATAGATACCCCAAAGGCTCCTAATTTTGGAGCAGCTTTACCACCAGCATCACCAACTTTTTTCATCCCTTTTGCTCCAAGAGGGAATCCCATCCTTGCCAATAGCATAAATACTGGGCTAAATAGGCTGAATATTTTAGTCAAGGTTGTTATACCGAGGCCTATTGCTATAATCGGGCCCAAGACACCTCTAGTTGCATGCATAAAATCTAATATGTATTGTGAAGAGTCTGCTAGAACTTTTACAAAAGGAGCCACTTGTGTTGCAAATTCGGCCAACGCCATTTTAAGCTTTGTTGCAACATCCATGACCTCTTTCATTCTTTTTGCCATTTCTTCTTGTGTCTTAGCTGATGCTGCTGCTTCTCGATTCATTTTCTTATAAGAGGATAAATCCATGCCCAAAATTCTTTGAGCCTCATTCATATCTGTAATTCCCACTGTCGCAGCAACTGCTTTTTGTGTGAACTTATCCATTTCATTAAATGACCTTCCTTGTGCCTGCATAGATCTGATTAAAATTTCTATTCTTTCTTCTTCAGAAGCCATCAACATTTCGTTAGCTGACAAATTAGAACCCAAAATGGCATTTAATTTACCGGCTGTCATAGCAGAATCCGAGAAAGTATCAAATTTGCCTGCGACGGCCAGTAATTTTTCTGTGCTGGTGCCGGCTGCTTGTGCTTGTGCTGCTAGTTTTTGATAAATTTTCGTTGCTTTTTTACCATATACGCTTAAAACCTTTAAGGATGATTGTAGTCCTTTTACATAATCTCCTGCCGACATCTGTAAACTCTTCGCAGCCAGGGCAGCAGATTGTGTCATTCTCATTGCTTCGGATGTTGTCATTCCCATACCTTTAGTGAATGAGGTTAACATTTCACCAGTAGTGTCCCCTGAAACTCCAAGCTTTTCCAGGCTGGATGTTAATAAAATCAAATCTTTTCTCATCTTTCCTGAGTGTTTTATAAATCCGGGAAACTTATTGAATAATGCCGTTGCAGCCTTACCAGAATCTTCCTGCGTTAGTCCCAGATTTCTATATTCAGACCCGACTGTCGCTATCTCTTTTGTTAATAATCTACCAGCGCCAGTTTGTGATGCAAACGCAGCGGTAGCTTTCTCAGCAGCGAAAGCCATGGCGATTGTCGACTGAATTATTGTTGCCGCCCCAGCATATGCCATTTTACTAAATGTAAATGTTTCACGAAAGACTTTTGAAATCTCTTTTAATCCGCCGGGTTTTGTAGCCAATAAGCTTAATTTTTGCATTCTGCCTAAAAAAGTGTTTGACATATCGGAGGCAATACCTATTTTGGAGGCAACACCTCCAAAAAAATCTTTAGCAAACTTATTCGCCTCTTTATTCAGCCCGGTTGTCTCTTGTTTCAGTCTAGCAAAGGCTTCGGCAGCAGTCTCACCTTCAAGCTTAATACCTGCTAATAATTTTTGCTGGAGTTGTAACTCCTGTTGCATCTCTTGGGTAAACTCTTCTTTTCTGGTTACCCTCATATTCTCTAATTCTAGAAACTTCTCAAGAATTTTGACTTCTGCTTCTTTTGTCGAAAATGAATCACCAGAAATTTGCGCTAATTCCTTTTGATATTCAAGCATCTGAAAAGAAGATTTTTCTAATTTTTTTATTGCACTAAGTGTTTCTTCGACAATTTTCTTTTGTTCTCTTTTCTTTTCATTTAGCTCTTCTTGGTTTTTTATGTCATTCTTATTAGCCATTCATTAAACCTCATCGACAAACGGCCATTTCAACCCAGTGGCCGATTCGAACTCAGCAACAGCCGGTCTTAAATTTTCTCTCGCTTTTACAGTTTGTGGGTGGTCCTTACCAAATTCTGAGTAGGCATCCAGATACGCTTTTTCTTTAACAATGGCACTGGCGTATGCTTTAACATCTCGATATCTTCCCTTTATTATAAAATTTGGTTCTTCTTCATCTTCTTTTATAATATCAGAAATGGTACCCACATTAACGTTGCCAACCATCTTAACATCTTTTCCATACATATGTTTAAGGATGGATTTTGTCCAACTACCCAAGGCACTTAATATTCCTGCCTCATTCAAAAGAATGTTATCTTTTCTAAAGTCGATTACTACCATATTAAAAATCCTCCCGTTTATCACTAAGTAGTTTAAATAAAAAAATGCCCTCACGAGCACGTTTATCATTTGGAAGCTTTTTCCATTGCTTTTTTTTCATCTTCAAACTGCTTTTCTAGTCTTTTAATCCACCACATCCGCAAACCTACCGGTAGATTGTATGCTTCGATAAAAGACCACCCACCATGGTGCTTTAAGATAAAAAATTGTTCGTATACACTCTCTATGTATTTATCGGTCAGGCCAAAAAAAGTCTGCCCCGAAAGGCACCTCCAACTCTTGTTCATGGCCACAAGAGAGGCATTCAAAATCTTTATTAATTGTTACGTCTGGTGTAACAGATTTATAGCATTTTCTCAAATGTCTAGAATCCAGCGTTGGCATAGCATCGACATATCTAGATATAATTGAATTATCTGCGTGGCCTTCGACTTTAACTACCATTCTTTTATATTGGTCTGATAGTGTACTCTCGATGGCATTTTTTTTCTTTTTATTTGTAGCCATTTTAGTTAAATAGATTTCATCTGTTCCTTTTAGGAGTTTAAAATCAACTTTAAATTTTGAAAAAGGCATCAGTATTTGGAATGTGCCGTCATTATTATTAGTAATTTCGCTGGTCAGGGATGTTTCTTTCACTTTTTTGTCATTTAAATCAAAAGTAACATGTGATTTTTCTCCACACGAAGGGCAATTAATTTGCGTTTCATATAAATTACCATAGCCGGACGATCTAGCGGCAATTAAAATTGCGTTTCTATCACCAACTAATAAATCTCCTGCTTTAATTTTTGTATCAATTATGACGCTTTCAATAAATCTCTCAATTGCAACTCCTTTTTTGAGTAACGCTCTTGATGAAAGTATATCCTCTTCTTTCGCTGTCATAAATTTAATTTCTATTGTGTCTTTACCAGACAATGGATGATTATCCGGGTAGCCTATTCCTCTTGAAGGAAGCTCAACAAAATCTGTTGGTGCTACAAAACTCAAAGGATTAAAAGTCGCTCCTTCTTGCATGTTTGACACTGGTGGATCTGCTTGTTCATGGGCTCCACCAACCCTATTCATATCATTTCTTGACAATTTTCACCTCTCTAATTGTTTCTTTTTATTTACCAAACATCCAAAAGACTTGGCAATATCGATTGGGCCGCTTCTACTGAATCCAGAACCGGTTGATCATTCACCTGCCCCGGTAAATTATTATTTCCGCCTGTGGTTGACTGCTCCGGTAAATTACTAGGTCCACCGGAGTCTGTTACGACTGGGGCATTAGTTGTGGTCGGTGCTGTTGATGCACCAGTGCTGCCCGGGCCTGCCTCATAAACAGCATAATCATACGATAAAACAAGTTCTGGCTCTATGAAGTCGTCACTTGAATAATCCATATCTCCTGAATTAATCGACCTAACAAACGCTCCCTTCAATGTCCAAGAATCATATCTCTTACCTTCACTATCATAAGACTCAATAACCACATCGGTTGAATCGCCTTTATTTAAACCAACCGCATTTGGATTAGCATCTGTTGGCATCTCCCTGTTATAGAATACCCCAAGAGACCTTGCGAGCGCTCGTAATCCAGCTTCTTCAACAAATTTTACTGTTACATCAGAATACTTTGGTATGGAAGGAATTTTGAATGTATGATTCAAAATCTTATATTCATTTGCATCAGTTTCAATAACCGGCCTAGTAACTGATTTAACAGCATAAAACTGGGCGGAATTATAAATTCTTATTAAAAAATTTCTTTTTCTTATAGGTTCAATGTCTGCCTTAGACCAAAACGCCATCTTATAATCCTATTAACTAGTTGGTGAAGGAGGGTTAATATCTTCAAAATATTCAGTTTCAGTTCCATTTTCTGCTTTAATGGTACAAACTGCCCAATCATATTTAAATGTTAATGATATAGTTCTTAGTTCATCGTTTGAATAATCCAAATCGCCAAACTTTGCAGCCTTAATAAAAGCGTTCTTCAAAGTCCAACTTTCAATCATTTTTCCTTCTGTATCTACCAAGTCTATTATAACATCTTTCAAGCCTTCCGCCGAAGAAGCTTTTTTAGACATTGTTTTTTTAGCACCTTCTTTATTAGTAACGTTATAGCCGGCTTTATTTATGATATCTAAAGTTAAATTAACAGCATCAGGACTGATTGGGTCAACTAATGTCGCTTCTAAGTCAGACCAAGTAAGTCTTCCGGGATAATAATATTTATTATCAAAATAATCATGTGCCACCTCAGAAACGTCAAAGGAAGGTACGTTGACAGTTTTTGCCCACCAAACAACATCCGAATCTCCAAATCCTGTGATTCTTAGTTGCCAACGAAAGTTTCTCTTGGGCGCCAATGCCGATTTAGACCAAAAAGTCATAACTATAATTCTCCTATGTTATTTTTAAATAGTTTCATGATTAAAATTCAATTCCAGTTTTTGTAATTATAAAATCAATTGCGATAAATTCAATCGCTCTAGCCGGCTTGACAAAGACCTTCGCATATAGTATATTTCTATCGACTAAATCTGCGGTTGTGGTGGTCTCGTCTAAAACCAGTTTGTATTCAGTTACGCCCAAACGACTCTGCACATCGCTCAATACTCTATCGGCTGCGGTTTTAAATCTTAGCCATGTTGTTCGAACATTTTGATCGAATAAGATTGTATTAGCAATTGCGTTGATTTCCTTTTTAAGATATATTAATAGTCTTCGTACATTAATTCTATCAAGCGCAGAATTTGTTTGTTGTAATGTTTTCTGTCCGAAGATGACAATTTCTCCAACAGCAGGGAATCTTGCGATTGGATTAAGATTTACTTCATATAAATCATCTCGGTTTTGCTTTGTTAAATGCTCTATTGTGCCCGCCACTCTAGGTCCGGCAGACCCACCAAGAATGCTAATTCCGCCTCGATTAAACCCTGCTGGTGCAAACCAAGGGCCTTGGCTATTAGCCTCTGAGAACCCGATTGCTCCGATTGCTGCAACAGATGGTGGAACAACAGTAATATCACCATTATTATCTCTCAATCTAACAGGAGGATAATACGCTGCGGCGTAGCTAGTATTGTAATCTCGTGCCTTGGCGTTTGTAATAATTTGGGTTGAAGTTCCAAGAGTTTCTGTTCCGCTGCCTTCATAGGCCTTACGATAGCTAGAATCAATATCAATAATAGCCAGTGCATCTCCTCTCTCTTCTACACCTCTAATAAGTTTTCTATTTAGTGTTTCATTGACATTACCCGGGAAAGAAACTAAATCGTATCTTAATAGGTCTGGGTCTTCGATGATACCTAATGCTCTTTCTGCTGTATAAAAAGCGTAGTGTGCTGAAGCTGCGGTGTTTGATAGGCCATTTACAATTGAGAATGGATCGACTTGCGTAACGTCTAGGCCATCACACCCACCGACAAATGGTGCCTGAAATTGTTTAATTCCGGCGGTCAGAAGAGCAGCAGACCCGCTTTTAGCAGTATAAGATCTGTTAGCTTCGGTTGATTGTATGTGTGAGCCAGATTTATAATACCATAACTCTTGATCTTCTTCTTTTCTTATCTCATCTAATGAGAAAATCCAACTAGCTTGAGTGGTATTAGCCAAGATATCCGAAGACAAATTATTTGGCAGCGCTCTCACTAAATCTTTGTAATCTGGTGAATACCATAATTGCTTTTTGCCCTTATTATCTGTATCGAGTGTCTGCCTTACTCCAAAAACATAATCTCTTGTATAATTTCCTGAATTATTTGAATTTTCATCTGTTAATTTCATATCTGGCCAATTTAATGAAGCAGTGTGTAATATTGATGCGCTGATCATAAGGGCTACATTCGGATTGTGGTGCCCTTGAGGCCCGAAAGTAGCTTTTTTAGCTAATTCACCAAAAGTATTAGTTCCAAAAGTGATTGAGCCGGTGTTTACCAAGAGAGATTTGGGCTTGAGCGGTCCCCAAAATCCCCATGGTACCATTCTAGCATCTGAAATTCCTGCCTTCCAGTCGGGAGCCATTTCAACACGAATATAATCAGAATTATTTTTATATTCTCCAAAAAGTTCGTGCTTCTCTAGCGTATCATTATAAGTTTGGAATTGGTCACCAATTTTATTTGCTACAAAATTAACGGAGGACTGATTTAGATTACAATTATCCCATCTTTCAATTTCACTTCCATCTGCGTCTACAATAACAACTGAAAAAGTTGAATCCGGATTTGATGTTGTTCCTAATTTGATATTATCGATCTTGGCGCCGTAATTCTGGCTAAACCATTCGCCCTCGTGTAAAGATACTAATCTAAATAATTTAGATTCTGAGGATATCTTCCAAGTGGCATATCCTGTCTTTGGAGCAGGGTTCCTATTTATAAACCACCCTGTTTTAGACGCTGTCGCTTCTTTTCTTCTTTCGACATATCCAGACCCTAATGGTATTAAGATACCAAATTGTTGACCTGCTGAGGATGACGCCGCACCCAATGTCTCATTAATTAGTCGGCTAGTATGCTCTTCGAAAGTTTCGCCTAACCAATAGGTTTCAGTTGTCTCTTGATTTGTTCCATTTACTTTTTGCGGATTACAATTTAAAACATTTCTGATATATCCATCCGCATTGTCTTTTGAAAAGTGAACCTGAAAACTCTTTTGAACGTTATAAGAAGAACTATGTACTAATTCAAAAGTGTTTGCAACACCTCCAACAGTACTTGACTCAACCCAAGTATTTAAAAGCCCACCGACGGCTTTAACGGGATCTAAAAGCGTAGGATCTTCGGACGGCAGTGTCCCCTTAAGGCCAAATTGAGACCCAGTTGTATAAATCACAGCCGCCAAAACAGCGTCTTGTGTAATACCATCGACTTCACCAGCATGCGAACTTGAAGCCATAATCCAAAGACCAAAAGCATTAGATTCGTGTTCAGAATGAACAGAGTTGTTGTGCCCAGAATACCACCCAGCCTTTGTATACCCGGATGCTTGTTTAGCTGTTGGTGTGTCCTCACCTAATAATCTAATAAATGTAACCGGAGATGTTCCGCTGGCTAGCCACGCTTGTGCTGCATACATGGCATATGTTGTAAGTTGTCTATTTCCGTCTCTCCAAACGTCAGTGTTTTTGGAACCTTTGCCTGAAATTGGCTGTCCAAAAATTCTATAAAAATCTTCCAAATTTTTAACTTTAACTGGTACGTTACCGGGACCTTGTGGTGCTTGACCAATTAATAAAATACCATCATTACTAACATCTGGTGCTACTGTACTTTCATCAATCTCCCTGATGGATACGCCGGGTGATATAAAATCAAATCTTCTAGGCATTAAATAATCTCCTTATATTTCTTATCTCTCACTAAATAGTACGTTTTAGGACTAAAAACCTTATTCTTTAAATTCGAAGTCATCATTGTTCCTCCAAGGCCTTTTATCTCCAACAATTACCCTTTCTCTTGTAATTCTAATTTGTGCTCTGGTTTCTCGAACGGAGTATTTCGGCTTCACTCTATTGATGCCTTCACCAATCAAATAACCTAAAACTTTTATTTGAATTTTGGTTTCAAACATTCTCTCTTCTTCGCCAAGATTGTCAACATTTTTATTTTCAGCAAAATCTGGCTGTATAAACGCCTCGTATGACCAGCCATTTCTTTCAAACAAGAACGAATTAATTTGTCCAGTGCTTGTTATAAACGGAGCAACCAGATCATTCATTTGTTGTTGGTATTCTGACCGCAACACAATCGTATACATCATTGTTACGTAAACAGGAATTGGTATTGTTATGTGCTCATAAACAATTTTATTATTATTACCTCTTCTTGTCTCATCGCCTTTTTGTACTCTAGAGGCATCAGCATTTGCAAAATTTCTTGTTTTATTTTGTTTTATTCTTCTCTTGATTGTGATGGTCCCCCCTTTGTAGTCTGGGTTCTCAAATATATGCGCCTGAAATGAACCCTTAAAGGATGGGTCTTTATTAATTGAATCACGATTGATAGTTATTAGAGGTAATTTAAGTTTACCAACATCGTCACGAAGCTCTTTATTATTTTTAATCTGGAATGCCCTTTCAGTGCCAAGCCAAATGACAGGAGTTCTCTTAAAACCATCGTTTGTAGTAGTTGAAAGCTCTAGATCAGATGCCCACTCATAAATACCGGTGTCGATATTTTCTATTGAAGATGGCTCTATTGGTGTTTGTTTAACTGGCATTGAATAATCCGTCTCTTGCTCTTATACATTCTGCTTTTATTTCAAAGCGATGCTCTGGTTGTCCAAATAATAATTTTGGTTCAATTAATTTTACTATTTCGTAGTAAATATTCCCATATCTCACAAAATCTCCTTCTCTCACAAACAGATCTTGGTCTTCGGTCAATCTTCGTCTATGGAAATTAACAGCTATCTTGGTTATCTTGTCAATTCCAAGGCCCTGAGCAAATTGTGTTTCAACGCCTTGATACTCAACCAAAGCAAACACTCTAACGGGCGGTAAGAAGGTTTTTTCGACTGCTTCACCATAAAGGGGATGGTAGTCAGTGTATTCTATGTCTAGTGGAAAATATAGCACTTGTTGGCCGACTACACGCTCAATAATTTCATCATTTACTTGCTTTACAAGATTGCGCTCTTTCTCTCCAAAAAACATTGGAGGAGGCGGCTGGTCTGGCTTTTTCCATTTATCATCTGACATTTAATTTACCCCACAAATATCTTCAATGGGACATCTTGTATGATATCCTTTGCATTTTCGGTCATATTCTTATCTGTTTCGATAAGCTTGTCGTATGTCATCTCAGCAAGGATTGTCTTAAGTTCTTCTCTAAGGTCTTTTTGTTCTGTTGCTGCCTGACTTAATAAGTCTGATGCGTTGAGTGTGACATTGTCTCCGGGAATTGGCACATTGCCACCGAATTTGCCTCTAATTTGACCTAATGTTTCTTTCGAAAGAGCTAACGCAAATCTTCGAATCCATTGTTTACCAATTGAATTGATGTTTTCATATGGCAAATTCTCAAATGGCAATGTGTTCATATTATTAATGCCGTATTGACCAGAGTCGTAATCATCTTCCCAAACATCTCCCGACTCGACAGTAAATCTAAACCAGAATTTTTCTGGTGATACCGCTTGCGGGGTTGGGAATAATCTTAGTTTGTTATTTACTACCTCATAAGAATAGTGTGATGTTCTTGTATATAGGTGATCTTCATATGAAATAGCTTGCATCTTATTTTGCCATACCGGAATCACTTGGAATGTAGAATCATCAGAATATTGTCCATAGTTGTGCCCATCTCCTGTGACGTTTAATCCGCCGTAATATCCGTAAAACCTCCACATTTGTCTTGGGGAAATGTAATATACGTGCCTTATCTTAACCCTCTTATTTCCAACAAGACCCGCAAATTCCGAGGAAGCGTCCGTGGAAGAAGCAGATACAATATTTTGTAGATCATAATCTTGCTGATCGGTTACGGTGTCAAAAGATGCTGAGTATACAGTTTGTTGACCACCAACCAGCGCCTCTGTGGCGAATGCTTCGCCAATCCTAAAAGCGGTTTCAAATGAAAATTTAGGATATTTAAGCGCAACATTCGTGCCTTCCAAAGCTTCACCAGATTTTATAGCACCTTGATAATCAAAAGATCCAGTAGATCCTCCTAAAGCAGCACCAAGCATGTTCTTTGCTTGGTGTAGATTTAGAATATATGAATACTCCAAACATGCCTCTTCATAATTGGCATAAACATTTTCCTCGGTCAATTCTATATCTAAAACATCTCCACCAAGCTTTTTATATGTATAGGCAACTTGTGCAACCGCACCAGTTACAAAATCTACAGAACTTGTATATGCCGCAATTGGACAAGCAGCAGCCACGTTAGAAGTGCTACCGGTTTTTGGTAGTATTATCGCACTAACTACAGATGTTGGCGTTAAAGTAGGTAAAGCCATTCATGAACCCTCCATTCACTTGTAAATAGTTTCTCAAACACTAATAGGTCTATGATTTATTTATGGCCTTTATTATCTGCGCCTTGGTCATCGTTGGTCGTACTACAATGTCGTTTTCTTTTGCGTAAGATAATAGATTTTTCTTTGTCATTCTTTTAAAGTCCGGGGTCTTTTTTGGTGCTATAAGAGTCGGCTCATTGAATGGCTGAATTGTCATTTCAACGGAAGGTTCTTCCATCATTTCGACATTAGGTTCTGCTTTCATTTCAACAACACGAGAAACGCTTGGTTCCATTTGCGCCTCGATTGGGGTTTCAATTTTTTGTACGACTTCATCGATTGTGCTTGACATAATTTTCATGCGCTCTAGAATAGCAGAGTTGTCTTCAATTTTCTGTGTGAGCCTTGCTTCCTGTTCTATTGCTCTCATCCGCTCGATTCTTCTTTGCCTTCTTATACGTTGTGATTTTCTAGCCATAATAACTCCTTGTTAATTGCTATAATTAGTTTTAAATCTCAAAATATGGTCGAAAAAATATTTTGAGATTTATGGTTTTCTGTTTTTAGCCCTAAAATAGAAAAAGCTCACCGAAGTGAGCTTAATCTTTATAATACAGAGATTAGATTATGCTGATGTTAGTCCATCATGTTGGTAGATGAATGCTGTTGCATAATAATATGTTCCGTCACAAACTAGTTCCACTTGGTCGCCAATAGTTGCTTTATCTGTTACAAAAGTAATGACATCATCAGCAGACCCTGAACTATGTGCGCTTACCACCCCATCTGATGGTTGTGCCAAGTTCATGGCACCACTAACAAAGTGGCTGGTGAGCCATATATTATTTGAATCACCAGAATTTTTAGTAATGGTATGACTGTGATCGTCAGGATCTTCTGATAGGATAAATTTAGCCCACCAACCTTTTCCGGCAGCAGAAGCTTTAGGCAAAGTAATCGCAATAGCTCCACCTGTTGAGCTATTTAATGTAAAAAGTGTACCGCAATCGGCAACTTGAAGTGCATGACTTCCAGCAGTAAGTTCTTGTACTTTTTTTCTATCCGCAGAGTATCTTCCTAATTTAGCCATTTATTCAATCTCCTATAATCAATAAATTGTTTTTTGCGTTTGATTCGCAATCAGTAGTAAATAGTATCCATAAAAAGAAAAACCCCCAACCAAAATGGAAGGGGGCTTATTTTTATTTTGCTATATTAGATTAGCTTGCGCCGCTCTCTCCAAGCAATCCACGAACGATAACAAGACCGTACATATCGGAGCGTACCATTTTCTTCGCATAGCGAGTCATGACCCCTTTACGAGGCACGAAATCTTCTGGTCCGAAGATGGTAGGTGTTACTTGTAGCGGAACGTAAGGTGCATATACGTATCCAGACTCAAGGAAAGAATTCCCTTTACGTCCTACAAGAATTACGTTTCTTGGGAAGTAAGGATCGACCATAACGTCGAATTTACGACTCAAAGAACCGGTCTTAACAGCACCGATGTCGCCTTTATCAGCGTCAGCAGTTACGTTAGCACGGAATCCAGAGGTGAACTCAAGGATGTTAGCAACTTCTGGAGAACAAACTACGAAGTTAGCACCACCACGAAGAGTCTTTCTGTGGATTTGAGCAGAAACGTCATTGATAGTTTCAATAAGAGTTTCATACCATTCTGATACAGTTCCTGTAAAGTCAGGAGATGCAGCAGTCGCACCCAGTTCAGCACCAGTTTGACGATTTACAAACAAACCGGGAGAACGAGACCAATAAAGAGTACCAGCAGTGGCACCATTAACAAGGTCAGCAAGGATCTCACGATCAATTTCCAAAGCAATCTGCTCTGAAAGGATAGAAGTCAATTCGACTTCAGCGTCAAGGTTATGATAAGCGTTCAAGTCTTGACCAAGCTCAGGAGTCCATTTAGCTTTAAGCTTCTTGGTCTGCGCTGTGATCGCAGTTGAATCAACTTTGATGTCAATCTCTGGGATTTGGTCTTCACCCTCAAGCGCATAGTTGTTGGTAGCAGCATTAACTGAGCCAAGAGCACCACCTACATCAAGATTGTCCTTGATTGGGAAACTGAATGTATTTGCGGGAAGAGTCGCACCAACCGCCGCAGAAGCAGAAGCGCCAATACCCTGAGTCGCAACCATTACGAAACGAACAGCAGCGTTTGTTCCACCAGTTAACTGGCTACCAGCATTTGTCAGATGTCGACTTAAACGGCGAATCTGTGTGAAATCCGCAGCTTCCATACCAGCGGCAGATGTAGTAATACCACCATGGTTGATTATAGCATCATAGAACGCTTTAGCCTCAGCATCAAGGGTAGGTTGAATGGACGGCAGAATTGAATCAATTTGATAAGCATGAACATTCTTCAAATCACCATCTGATTTAGTAGAGATAGACTCAAGTCCGTTTGCGCCATCAGCTTTAACATCCAGAACGATTACACCATAGCTACTATCTGTAATTGTTAGTAGATCTGGATCGTATTGGATAAGCTTTTGATTTGCTTCGGTTACAGCGCCATCAAGCACAAAAGTGGTGATTGCAGCGTGTGTGGTAGCGTTGTTGATTGTGGCAACGTTAGATCCGGTTGGGCTAGCATACGCACCAGCAAAAGAACCATCACGTCCGGGTCCACCGAATCCTGCTTTGTTAGTAGCATCGACAAGATCAACACCATCAATGATGCCTTTGGCAACATCGTTTGTACCATAAATCGATTTATCTTCAACATTACCCATACGTGGGCTCATATTATCAACTCCGCCGCTATCAGAGCTATAAACGAAGTCAAGGAAGAAAATAAGACCACTTGGTAGACTCATTGGTTGTACACTAACAAGTTCGTTAGCGATAAGTCCGGCGAATACACGACGAACGATTGGGAATGCTACAGATGCGAAACCTTCGACATCACCAGCGCCCATAGTAGAAGCTTCACGAAGAAGCTCTTTAGCTTGGTTTTCGAGCAATCTAGCCATATTTTGCTTAGATTGTTCGTTTTGAAGACCTTCAAGTAAACCTGTTTGTGACCACTTATTCAAAAGAGCTTGCCCTTCTGCTTTCATATCACGGTTTACTATGCCTTCAGATAATTTCTGAACAATAGACATTTTAATACCTCCTACAGTATGTCATTTAATACCAGCAAGTTTCTTCATTTTATCAGCAAATGAGAATTCTTGTGCTGGTTGTTTTCTACGTGGCATAATACCTGAGAGATTTGATCTTTTATTTACTGACTCACTAAGTGATTTTGGACCATCTGTTTTTGATGTTCCCACTGTAGTCTTGAGCGCTTCATGAAGATTTTTTGCCTCTTCTGGTGTTTTTGCCTTTGCGATGGCTTCAACAATTTTTGATTTTTGTCGCTCATTCAAGGAGGCATCGCTTAATGTGTGGTTGCTATAAAGCAACTTAGCATTTGATAACAACGTCTCTTCGAGACTGTTGTCCAATTTGTTTATAATTTCTAGTAATTCTTTGTTCTTCGAAGTAAGGGAAGAGACAGACTCTGCGAGTTCTTTTGCTTTCTTTTCAAGCTCTTCATTCTCTTCTTTATGCTTGGTAGCTTCTTCTTTTGCTAATTGCATTTCCTGTTGATACTTTAAAGTCCCTTCGTTTGACTCGAAGGTGCCGTTTTTGTGTTGTCCGGCCATATCAACAACAAGTTCTTCTTCGAGAACCTCTTCTTCGTCTTCGTCGTTAACTTCAGACAAGATGTCCATAATTTCATTAAGAAGCGCATCACCACCGAGGCCCGCATCTTCACCACCAGTATCTGGTGCTTCTAACCCAAGGTCTCCCATTAAGTTTTCTGTGCTTTCTGGTGCTGTTTCTTCCGAGGCTGCTTGCGTTTCTGGTTGCTTGAGCGCTTCTAAATCAAATTCATAGACTTGGTCATCATCTGTTAAGGTGAGAGTGACATCTTGGTTTGGATCAGTCACAGGAGAAGCAGCCAGAGGCGCTTCGATACCAGATGGTGTTTGTTCTGTACCAGCAGTCATTGCGACATCTTCATTTATAATATCTTTATCTAATAATGAATTAACCGCTTCTTTAATTTGAGGGGCGTACTTCTCAATAATTGATTGTTCAGCATTTTTTAGTGCTGCTTCTCGTAATGCCGCCGCATCTACGATTGCCTGTTCTAACATTGAAGACATTAATTTTAACTCCTAGGAATACTTTATCTAAGATAAATAGTTCTTTCGTCAAGAAAAGGAACTATGAAGTGGGCGGAGTTATTTCGTAGTAATATAAACCAAGCCTCAAAGCTCCCGCAGCAGGTTGTGCGGCGTATGTTATTTTCAATTCATGATTGGAAGTAAACCATTTTGTATTCTGTCCAGTGGCGTTTGCTGGGTGGTAAGAAGTTACCAAATTATCTCCCGCTTGTTCTAAATCATTGTCGCCAAATGTTCCGAATGAATCGTCATCATTAACTGTACCGATTTTAGTTATATGGGGAGAAGAAGCATCGCCACGAGTAATCGCTGTTGTCACCCTAATGCCTAAAGCAAAAGGAATCATATTTGTTGTAAAGAAGTCTGCGATATCTTCAGAGGCTGCACTGGTAGTGCATGTGTGGGCGATCTCTTTATATCTCATTAATAACAAAGATCCGCTGGCACCCACAGTACTTTCCATGATTATTGCGGTGTTTCCTGTATCTCTGGTTGCTAGTGTTCCGGTCAATTCTAATGTTGTTCCCCCAAACGACAAATTCTCCTCGGCATTCATGGAGTTCGCATCAGCAGCAGTTACAATTCTATTATTAACGCCATTGCCCATAAAGTCAGAAACTTTAACAGATAGTGTATTTACCATCTGTCCATCCCCAGCAGCCACTTCAAGGCCGTTACCGGCAACAGACGATGACAAAACTAACTTATCTGATTGGAGAGCCATGGCGCCACTTACATTAATATCGAAACGACCAGAATTGTTAACAAGACCATCTCCTGCCATGGTGGCCACAAAATTACTAAATGCGGATTTTTTAGTAGAGCCGTCATCTGCATCGATAAAAACAATACTATCAGCGCTGAAAAGCGGTGTTGCAGTCCCTAATGAATTTAAGTTAACTGAAAGTTCTCCACTGCTTAGTTGTAACCCAGATGACGAAGCTAAATTAATCGCAATTGAAGAAATGCCCTCTTCAGCACCAGCAAATGATAATCCGCTCCCAGCGAATGAGCCGCTGATAGCAACCTTGTCGGATGATATATGAAGCGCACCGGAAACTTGAACGTCTAATTCACCAGATCCATTTGTCAGACCTAGTCCGGCCAATCCAGTAGCATCGCCTAATGAAATTGCGGTGGCCTCCACTCTTGTTACAAAGTGGCCGATGGAGCCAGATATAACTTGAGACCCAGACACATCACCGGTAATTGTCAAAACAGAGCCATTAAATGTTAAATTTGCTTCCCCATCAATTGTCTCAGTGCCGCCCACAGTTACAACTCTATGTAGCGTTTGTCCATTAAATGTAGAAACTACGGGATCAAAAAGACCAGCAATGTCACCTGCGGTTGTTCTTTTTACAGCATCCCCGCCATCAGCATCAAAAATTAAAATTTTATCTGCGATGTTTAGAGAGCCTATAGCATCAACGCCAACATCCAGCTTAAGTCCGCTAGAGTCTGTGATTCCTCCTCCGGAGGCTAATGTAACTGCGCTGCCTAAAATTCCAGTCAGCCCAGCACCAGAACCCCAGAATGTTGAACCGGATATATTTCCTGATCCCGAGATAGATGTTGTTTTAAAATCTAAAACAGATCCGTCAAAAGTAAGACTAGATTCAACGCTTGCCTCATCAGCATCTTTAAATGTCAGTATACCATTTGCAGTACTCCCATCAAATGAAATACTATCTATATTGCTGAGTGTGCTCCCGTCTCCGTAGAAAAACGAAGCAGATATGTTGACTGACGCAGAAACGTTACCAAAAACATTAATATCGTTGGTAACTTTAACATTTGTACCAGTTAGATGTGTTATTGTCTTAAGACCGGAAATTGTTTGATCTGAGTGCGTATCTGCTAAATCCTCTACTGTTCCTTGTGTTGTGCCTTGAAAATTAACATTTTTGTTAAGAATATTGTATGACATTTAAAATCCTCTGTTTTATAATAAGTAGAACAAACTAGTGATTATGTTACTATTTCACTCAACTTCGATGATGAATTATAAATTTCTGATATCTGTTCGGCTGATAATACATCGGCCCAATGTGCAAAATCATCAATACCTTCACCGAAAACCTGTGTGTCGTTGCCGTCATAAGCGCCAAGTTCTTTGGCTGAGGTAGTTACAACAGCATCGGCAGTACCCACAAGCGAGCCGTTAATATAAAATTTAGAATTTGTTCCGTTTGCAACAACAGCCATATGTGTCCATGAGGTCGTCCCCTCAAGTGAGGTCATATCATAACCAGAAGAGTAAAATTGGCCACCGGATTCAGTATAGACCCCGAGTTCGTCGGTAGAGTTTTCAGTCACAATGGGATAATCCTGTGTATTTACAGGGGACCCGCCGGACTCTCGCCTTAAGATAGACCCCCAGTCTGATCCTGTTCGCTTGGAATAAAACCAAAAAGAAAATGTATAAACACCGCCAAGCAATGGGATCTCTGATTCAAACCTAGCGGGCGCTGTATTTCCTGATGAACCGAAATCAATAAACCCGTTCTCATATTTTCCGTTATCTGTGCTAATTGTTGCATTTGTAAACGAATTGTTTCCTATTTGTGAAACCGCCGAGATACCTGAGAAATACAATCTTGGGTAAGGGATTCTAACACCACCATCGCCACCACCACTAGATTGGTTAGTCCAACTTAATTGCCCCGATCCGTTTGTTTTTAAAACTTGATTTGCACTACCATCAGAGGTTGGAAATGTAAAAGCCTCGTTAAATGTGATTGCGCCAGTTGATCCGGATATTTTAAATCGAAGTGATCCACTTGTTTCAAGACCAATATAGTCCTCTTCAAAATCAATACCCGTGTTTCTATTGCTATCATCGGACCCAGATATATCTCCTAATGCCTGATTCCCTTTTGTAAAATTATAAGCCATTTTTGATCTCCAAGATAAATAGCTTTTAAAATAAAAAAGGGCTGGTGCCCATAGGACACCAACCACAATAATCGACTGAAGAAAAAACTAATCCGGGATTAGTAGATCTTCCATGTGTTGTTAGCGACATATACAAACGACACAGCAGCATTAGGCGATTCTAAAATAACTGAGGTGGCACCATCAATTGTATGAGATCCCTGTTTACTAACTGTGATTTTATTTGAAACAGAACAATTGTTTGGAGCTTTAAGTTGTACAATTTGTCCAACTTCCGGAGAAGCAGGCAAGTTACAAGTCTCGGCACCACCAAGATCAGCAAAATAATTAAAACCAACAGCCAATGTTTCAGTATCATCTTTTAACGCAACATTAGTAGTACCACCAACATAAGTTTTGATACTTGCTAAAGTGGCAGTCTTCATAGTTCCGCCATCATTAAGAATGAATCCATCACCATCAACAAGAGCAACCGCAGAGCGAGAATTACCACCATCCAACAAGTTCAACTCAGCCACAGTAGCAACAACAGCAGTTGTTCCCGGATCAGCAGCAAGCGCAGGAAGGTAATAAGTACCAGCATTTAATTGTGGTAATATGATGTTTGAATCAGCTACAGGGATTCCGCAATCCAAAGTAGTTTCGTGAGCATCAGCCGGCCCTTCAAAAGTGAAAGAGCTAGAAATGTTAATGGTAGTAGAACTAACGGAAGTGGTAGTACCTTGAACAGTCAAGTTACCGGCAATAACAACACCATTGTCATCAATAACCATTTCTTGATTATTGTTTGCATAAAACTTGATCTCATTAGCAGTTCCGAAATCGATTTTGGTTTGATCATCCTCACCAATCTTGATATCAGCGGCTAAAAGAGAAGTAACATTGGTTTGAGCAGCAGCCAAAGAAACAACACCAGCGTTACTTACAGTCGCATCGCCACTTAATGTTACAGCAGCAGGGTCACCATTTGAATCACCAAGGATGAATTTACCAGCAGCCAATCCAGCCATTTTAGCCAAAGTAACAGCGTTGTCAGCAATAGTTAAAGCACCACCAGCAGCGATAGTAGCATCACTAGAAACATTACCGAAGATTGAATCTTCAAAGTTTGAGAATGTAACCTTTTTAACTTCACCGGGACCATCATCAAGCATTAATAAATCAGCTTGAGCAACAGAAGCGCCACCGAGAGCAGATTGACCAGAAATAATGTCATCAGCAAGCATGCCATGTTCGACTGCACCAGCAGCAATAGTTAAAGCACCACCACCAGCGATAGTAGCATCACCACTAATGTTACCAAAAATAGCATCTTCTAAATTAGAAAATGTAATCTTTTTGATTGCACCGTTATCAGAAAACATAAAATGGTCCTGAGTTTGATGTAATCCGGTTCCACCAAGAGCAGAAACGTTGGTTAAGTCGATAGATAAAGTATCAACTTTTTGTCCGTCAGCAGCACCAACTTCAATACCAGTACCAGCAACAGAAGAAGACAAAGCAAGGAAGTCTGATTGAATAACAACAGCACCAGTAACTTGTACTTCTAATCTTCCACTGGAATTTGCCAAGCCATCACCAGCAATAGCAGCAACGAAGTCACCACCAGCATCTCTTTTAAGTTTATTATCAGTAGCATCAAAGAACACAACACTATCAGCATTGAAAACGTAAGAAGCATCAGCAAAGCCGTCCAAAAGATTCAACTCAGCAGCGGTAGAACCAACTGCACCATCAGCAAGCTGAAGTCCACCAGCTTTACCAATAATAAAATCTAAATCACTGGCAATAGTAATGTCAGCGCCCGGATCTAAAAGAATCATGTCTGCGTCGGAATCAGTACCGATTGTTGAATCATCATCAATCTTTAAAGATTTAAGAGCAGTGTCACCATCTGCGTCTACAGAAAAACCAGTCATAGTAATAGTAGCCATAGTAAGGTCACCAGCACCATCAATGTTTCTAAAAGAACCAACATCTTTGTTAGCATCAACGGTTACTGCTTTAGAAGCCGCAACAGTACCAACTGTTAAACCATCAAGCAAAGCAATTTCTGTTTCGCTTATTGTGGTAGAACCTACAATAAGAGAGTTAGCAGAAAAAGTACCATGAGTTGCTTGTATGTGAGAAGCACTAATGTAGGAAGCAGTAAGTTGTGTAATTGTTCCAACTTTTCCATTCGCATCTAAAACCAATGCTTTGTTAGCAGCAGCAGTACCATTAGTAATACCATCCAATTTTTCAAGATCGGCTTCGGTCATTTCAGCAGAACCAATTGTTAAACTGGTGTCGCATTCAATGGCGCCTTCTTGAGTTAATGAACCGGATGCGGTGTACGCACCCAATTGAAATTTATAAGCCATATATATATCCTCCAATAAAAAGCTTAAGGGAGCAATGCCCCCTCACTCATAAATAGAGTTTAAAAGTTCGAAATTACATTAATAAATAAAGAATTTATCGGTACCATTAGAATACAAGTTAACCGAACTATAGGGACTTTCTAAAACAATAGCACTTTCTCCATCAATAGTTTGAGAACCACTTGTTTTTATGGTAATATTATATAAATTGGCATTTCCGCCTTCGTCCTTAATTACAAAATATTGTCCTTTTTTATATTCACCAGCGGGGGATAATCTCAAACTTAAAGCGGAAGAGGCGGAAATGCCAATCAGAGTATTATCGACAGAAGCAGTAGCGGACGAAGTTATAAATCTTCTACTATAGCCAATTCCGGTGGAAGATGTTATGACAAAGTTGCCGTGAACATCAACGCCAAGGTAACTCCCCGGACCAGCAATAGACCCGGAAATCAAAGTAGATAAATTTATCCCAACAGAGCTAGTCATCCCGGGAACTGTTAGAGCATTTTTGTTGACACTAAAAGAAAAACCAGAGTTAGCATTAAGGCCCAATTCTCCGCTAATGGTCTTATAAAAAGGTATCAGTGTGACTGACGCATTTTGAAGGGGGAATTGCTCTACATTATCAAGACCAGATCCGTCTCCGATAAAAGATCCGCTGGATATTACATTTATAACTGAGGTGCTTCCACTTAGAACATTGTATCCCATCCATTAATCCCTCCTGTTAGTAAATGAACCACTTAGAAACACCATCGGAATAGACACTTAAAGCAGCACTATCACCAGTTACCTGATAATGCGCCCCATGATCGATGGTTTGTCCACCTACAGAACATGAAATACCAATTGGATTTGTCGTTGTTCTTGTTTCCGCTCTTTCATCCTTTATAACAATAATTCTTCCATATGAGCCCACGGCAGTTGGTAACTGAATGGAAGTATATGTGCTGGCGCTGACCCCGATTATACTATCATGTGCCGTAACATTGTATGTTCCACCACTTTCTAATTTTTTGTAATGTTGCCTAAATGAACCGGAAACAATTGCCAGACTACCGGTAAAAGCATGCGAATCGCTATTGCTGCTTCCAAAGTTTGTATTACCAGAAGAATCTATTTCAATTATGTTTGTTTGAATTACATCAAAAGTGTGAGCTTGAATGGTTCCGCTAATAATCATGGTCCCAGTTAAGAACATTTGATTACTGGTAGGCTTAAATGTGAAATTTGCACTACCAGTCAATTCGCCATTAGCTGACTCTATGTACTGTACGCTATCACCTGGGCCTCGCCCTACTGCTGTACCAGATAGATATGCCCATCCAAAATCTGCCATTATCCAACTCCACTTGAGCCAGACCAATTATTGCCTTTAGTCCCAATATTGTTAATTCTTTCAATTGGTATATTTGTTAGTCCCGCTATAACCTCACAATTTGATGAGCCCGTTAGCCATAATTCAGATAATTTTATTTCTAATCTAGGAACAATTGAAGACCTGTCGGCGTTGACTGCTGCTTGTCTATTAAAAACAGTAAAAAAATTATTATGCGTTGTTATCCCCAAGCTTGAGAATCCAACTTTTAAATCCTCTGGTTCTTCTACTGAATTGTTTTGAACAATAATCCACCTTGTGACATACGGGAATGTAATTTTTATTGGGCCACCCAAAGCAGCACAATCGATAGAAGATGACACAAAGGGCGCCCCACTTACTTGGTATGAGCCAACGTTGTTCAGCCCCGCCGTATATTTAAAATCTGACATTTATCCTATTCCTCCGTGTGATCCAGACCAATTTAGTCCATCTGGTGATATATTATCGACCCTTTCATTTGGAATATTAGTTAATCCTGCTATAACTTCAACATTTCTAGACCCAGAAAGCCATATTTCTGTTATTTTTAGTTCCATCGGTTCCATAATAGAAGATCGATCTTGACTATTGTTGGTTGTGTCGTGTAGAGTAAAAAAATTATTTCCAGTTATGGCGTTAACGCCATTTGAGGAGAACCCAACTCTTAGATCCTCTGCGTCAACAAATGAATTGTTCTTAACCAAAACCCATCTAGTAACAAAAGGAAAAACGATTCTTAATCCACCTGCGCCTCGGCAGTCAATGCTGGCGGAGGCAAAGGGAATACCGCTTACTTCATATGAACCAACATTATTCAGTCCTGCTGTATATTTGAAATTTGACACTCTTTATTCTCCAATCTCTTTATAAATAGTCATTTATTAGCTTTTGCAAGCTCCTTAGCTCTTCTTCTGTCGGAGCGTTTTTTTGCTCTTCGTCTTTTCTCAGAAGGCTTCATATAGCTTTGGTGTTCTTTATAATCACTAATGATGCCTAATTTCTTAACTTTTTTATTGAAGCGTTTTATAGCTCTTTCAATATTTTCCCCTCGTCTTGGGCGAACAACTAAATTGGTTGCCATTATTTCTTCTCCATCATTTTTTGATATATTGTTGCTGATTTATTTCCGAACAGGTTTGATATATCTACGCCCGGATCACTACCATCAACACCGGACAGCGCCCCTTGCCCCCCAGAGTTTTGAGCGGGAGCAGGTGTAGTGCCTTCAAAGACGTTAATCCCACCATAGGCATCTTTTCCGATTGCGTCAAGCAGTTGTTTTTTTCTTTGTTTTAGCTGTTGATTTTTTCTTTTTGGTGGTGCCGACGCAACTTGTTTAACTTCTGTTATTTGTTGTTTTCCTGACATTCCGACAGCAACTTCTTTAATTATATGAGAAAGAGCACCGTCTTCCTCAAAAATAACTTCTTTGATACACTCCTTGATTAAGGGTTTCAAAATTTTCTTTAATTCATTTTTATTCATTAGTCTCT